ACTATAACTCCGATTTTGTCGGTTGGATTGTGTCTGTCTGGCTCTATTGCAAAAATACTCGTTTGTTTTAATCTTACTTTTTGACCTATTCTCATTTTTATTAAAATTTTAGTGATATTGAATTTTTTCGAGGTGTCGTTCCCACTTTGGGAACGTCGTTTCCGTATGCGTCAATTATTGACTGTTTTTGAGCGAGTTTTAATAATTCAACCCTTGCATCCAGGTCGGCTTTTAATTGGCAATAAATCGGATCGTCTGAGTAGTCAATCGAATTACCTCCATTTGTCGGTGTAAACTCAACCCCGTAGCAATTAAGTTTCTCCTCCGGTAGGTGTTTTCTCATTTCGCTATCGGCTGAATTAATTACCTCTTTTAATCGGCAAATATTCGCCATAAAATGGTGTTTGTCAATCTCTCCGCTTTCGATTACATTGTCAACCATTCGCTTTCCTGTTAAGATTGCGTCCTTTTTTGTAAAAGTTGGCTCATACATTGTTAAGACTTGCTCTGAATTTTCTAAAAATAAACTTGAACTTGCTCCCATTTTAATTTTCGATTTCGTATGCCTTGCGACATTCAGTTGAACAATATTTGCTGTCGGTTTCCTCTCCGCAAAATTTACACTCGTTTTCTTTTGACTCGTTTGGAGTCTCTGTTTTCCAATTGTCGTAATTTTCCATTTAATTAATTTTTTGATAAGCGTTGCACATTTTTTCGTTGTTTGAGTAGTGTATTGACTGGACCGTTTTACGCATCCATTTATCAAACTTTTTAACCTCTTTTAATTTTGCTTTGTTTTCCATTCTTTTATTAATTTATTAATTGTTTCAATTATTTCTGGCAATAACTTATTTTCGATTATAATGTTATGCTCTTTTGTTTCAATGTAAACGTCTAAACGTTTTTTCTTTTGATCTGTTGGTATTTTATTCCTTCCCATCTTTTATAAATAAATTATCTAATTCTAAAATTCCGAATTTTACATTTGAAACTGTACATAATTGATTTGCTGTATAAACATCCAATGAGATGTAAGAAAAGTTTTTAATTAATACATTTTTTATTCCTTGAACTAAAAACGGATATTTAATTCCATCAGCTTCCAATAATTCTAAATACTCAGGTTTTAAACGTTCTAATAAATTTCTCATAATTATCTTAAATTTTGAAGTAAAAAATATACTGCAGCGATTGCAATAAAATAAATTTGGTGTTTTTGCTTTTTCATAATTGTTTTATTTATTTGTTGTTATCTGAGTACAAATATACATTTAAAATAGTCATAAAAAAACTTTTTTATTTAATTAACATAACTTTAACAAAAAACCCTTTCAAAAAATTGAGAGGGTTTTATTAATTACGGGTATTTACGAATAATTACGGGTATTTTAGTATATTAATTATATGTAAATAGGTATAATTTTCTACTAAAACGCTATTTTATATGCGAAAGGGTATAAATTTTCTACTAACGTAATATAAAACTATTATTAATAATATAAGCCAAAGCCACCAAAATTCACTTATAAACGATGCTTTGCGTTCTATTTGCTTAACGCTTGTTTTGGTTTGCGTGGTTGACTTAATGTTTTTTTTATGACTACTTTGTACAATCTCGTTTTTTAGTGTCTTATTTACGCTGTTTTCACGTCTGTGGCGTATTTTACCATTAATATACGAGGTCTTTTTACCATTATTATCAATAATTATAAGCGCTTTTGTGCTATCAATCGGCTCAATTTCAAAATCATTAACGACTTTCTCAATATTATAAGCCGTATTTGTCACAATTTTAGTAGTATCGGAGATCGAAATTTCGCCTTTTGTTGTGATTTCAGTATTACTTTTGTTTACTTTACGAGTTCCACACCCCACAAATAACAATATAATAAGGATAAAACTAACTTTTTTAAATTTATTTTCCATTATAAGTATATTATCGTATTTTATTTTCCACTATTCTAAGATTATTGACCTCATAATCGCCATTTTTTTCCACTAAAATATGAGCAAAGCCATTATTCCAACTATTAAATGGCATATACTCAGGTTGTAAACCACATAAACAACCAACGCTCCAAGTCGTTGTCACAGTTCCACTTAACGAAACCTCCGTGTGTTCGGACGTTCTGTGATGGTGTCCTATAATTGAGCTTTCCTTAGCTTTCATATACAATCCTCGAGCTGGATTAACCGGAGGCGCAAACCCGCTGAAAAATTCGTGTCCGTGTAATAATGGCAATTTACCAGCTTTGGCAATTTGCTTACTTTTTACCTCTTGAACTCCAGCCTCTCCAAATCTTAAAATCGTTGAGAGTTCAAAATCCGGTATTCCTAAAAGCTCAGGAGCTTGCAACTTTAAAAAGTTTTGCCAACGGTCTTCGTGGTTTCCAATTTTGTAATAAATCGGAGCTTGGAAGTGATCCTGTAAATTCTTTAAAAAATTTCGTGTCATTTCTAACTCATCGGCTATATTTCTAAGACGTCTGTCTTTAATAAATCGAGATAGCATATACATATCGATAGTATCTCCGTTTAAATAAACGCAATCGACTTTCTCGGATTTACCATAATCAATCGCTAACTTAAGAGCGTCGTTGTTTTGATAGGGAAAGTGAATATCACTTAAAAATAAAATGTTTTTGTTTGGGACGATTACTTCGCTTTGTTTTTCGTAGTCCGACTCTGGTAACTCAAAATTTTTTTCCATAAATTGTTTTCTTTCTTTTGCTGTTCTTACTGAGGTTAAATCTTTTACACTTCTTTGTAATTCTCCGCGATGCGCTCTTACAAGTCCTCGCGCTGCCTCTACACTATTAAAATCGATCGGATTATCTGCAACCAATAGACGAGAGATTGCGTTCGTGGATGCGTGTGGAAATTTAAGTAAATATTCTCTAACAATTTCACCCTTATAAGTTACTTTCATAATAAATTTGGCTTTCCTGTTCTCTTCTATTTGTCAATCCTTTTATTTCTTTACCTCCGGCCTTATTCCATTTTAAAAACTCGTTTTTAATAGTTAAGTCATCCGGATTAAAATTGATTTTTTTTAATAATGTACTTTTAGCAAATGAATTTTGGCCTATATTATAACTCAAACTAACGCAAGCGTTGAATTGATTTTGATTAACATTTGATTTTATCAATTCATTTACTTTTAAAGCGAATTTATCGGCTATAAATTTAAACATTTCAAACGCCTCTGGCTTTGTAATTGCTTTGTCTTGCATTGTCACTTTTTTTCCGTTTGGATAGTAACAATTTCCGTATCCTATTGTCGGAACTTTGGCCGAACATAAATAAGGAATTAAGCTTAAGCCTTCAAATTTACAAATTAAAAGATAACCAGCGTTATTTAATTTCATTATTTTTATTTTTTTCTAAAAGATACCAACGGCGTAAGGTATAACCGGAGGCCAATATAAAAGCGACAATTTTCATTGTAGCGTCAACGTCTGTAAAAGATATTGTATAAAATAATCCAGTCAATAGGGATGGTTTAAGGTCTAAAAAGTATTGTCTCATTTTCTTAATCTTTCAACTATATTCGTAATTCCCTCGATACCAATATAAGCCGTCGCAATAACAACCCAATCCGAAGAGGTTAACGTATGATTAAATAATCCAACGCAAGCTACCATAAAAACAAGTAACTTGCGAGAAATCCATTTACTTAATATTATATCTAATTGCTCTTTACTCATTCAAAAATTATTTTTTTCTATTTTCAATTTTTAAACCAATTATTAAATCATTTGGTATATATTCATCTGCTACTTCAACACAACCCGCAAAACTATGTACGGGATTGTTTGGGAATATTTCGCTTTCGAAAACTATTTCAATATCACTCATTACATCAAAAGCATATCCATCAGTATAAACAGCTTCTGTTATTACGTTAAATTCAGCATCGTATGTTCCATTTTCTAAAACAATTTTACCAATTTCTACAATTGCCTGAACACCTTTTCCGTATTGTAAAGTAATTTCTTTGTCAAGGTTTTCTACTTCTACATAAACTCCTTTTGCTAATAAATCAGCTATTGCAGTTTCTTTGTCTGTGTAATTAAGTTTGTAAATTTCCATTATAGTGTTGTTAGACTTGTTATTTCTGTATTTGTTAAAGGAGTTTTATATAATTGTATTGAATTTATTGAATCTTGCAAAAATAAACCTAAACTTGTATTTGCTCCTATATTAATAGAATTTAAAGGATTTGGAGCAGCAACTACACTTCCGCTTACTAAAGAATTATTATTTACTTTAATACTATAATTTGTATTTGCTCCTGATATGGTATAAGCTACTGCTATTTTTACTATTCCTATTGGAAAGTTACCCAAAGTAACACTCATTGTATTAAATGTTGCATATAAAACAGTTCCTAAAGTCCAAATAATTATCCTTTGTGTTTCAGTTCCATTTGATACTGATATTAATCTTCTTTCATTTGCGTTTACACTTAAATTAGCATCAACAAATATAGTTCCCTCTGTTTGCCCTATTAAACTACTTATTCCTGTTTTAGAAATAACATCAGCGTTACGAGTTACTGAAGATGCAACTGTTGGAATATATGAAGTTGCGTAAGCACCTGCTTCGAGCTGTGCGCCCCATATGTAAATAGTACCTTGTGTCCCTGGAGTTACAGTACCTGAAGAATCTACTTGAGCCGCAAAAATATTGAAATTATTACTACCACCTAAAGAAACTAATAAGCTATATCTAACCCATAATGTTGTTAAGTCAAAAGTTTGGTATTCTCTATTACTAATACCTATTGTCATTTTTTGAGCTACATCTGCTTTTGCCCATATACTCACGACAGCTGCCCCACTTGTACCAGCAGAAGATACGTCTCTAAAAACCCTACAATCATAAGTGCCTGTATTAGTTCCTACAAGTCTATCAGCTGTTAAATTACCATCAGGCGCAATTGTATTATTAGCCGTTACAGTAGCATTGTCTGTAGTCCAAGCAGCATTGTCAAACTGCTCTGAATATAACACATAATTAGTCCTCTGTGGCTCAACCAATAAACTCGGACAACTTCCGTTTGTGTAATCAATACGAGGTACGTTTACAGCTACGCTTTCAATTAAACCTAAACTGTTTACTCTTGTTGCTGTTGTAGCACGAACTACTGTCATATCGCCCAAAGTTGTGTTTGGAACTACTGAATATAACTTGCTTGCTTTGTATGCGTTTGGCGTTACTACCAAACTCGCCTTATCTAATAAACTCATTTGTTTAAATTTTTTAATGTAGTTTTTAAGCAACTCTCTGCCTCAAATGTTCCTGAGTCAGCGCTCACTCTTGCTTTGAACAATTTTATTAAATTACTAACAAATCGATCAAAAAAATTAATTTTTCCCAGTCCTAGTCCTAAGCCGTTCATTTATATTCCTCTTAAATATGCAATCACTTTCCCAGTTAGCGAAGTAACGGCTAAGTCTCCATAAATTGACATTCCGGCTAATAAAATTATCGTCGCACTTGCAGCTCCAGCTCGAGTTGAAGTAACTCCAATCGTGCTATCCTCTAACGCCATAATGGTTGAAAATCGCTCTGTCCCAGCCGACGCTCCAGTTAATACTCTAAATCCAAAATCCCCAAACTCAGCAACTCTATACTCGTTGTCTGTTCTAATATCTACGCTCATCTTTTTTTATTTTATTGTTATTGTTTAATTTTACTATAAATTTTTTTAATTTCTTAATATTTACCTCTGTTCTTTTGTCTGTTTTTCTCATCTTAATAAGGTTTGTCTAACCACCATTTTCCACAAATTAAATTTGAACGAATTGGATTGACTATATTTGTTGAACTACTAACATACTCAGGTAAATGGTATTTTGCTAACCAACGAAACATCCTATCTCGGTACATTTCCGACTTTAACCTCATATTATTAACGAGATAGTCGACTTCGGTTTTATCGATTGCGATTGAGTTATCCGGTTGCGCCTTAAATATTCCATTATTATTAACTTTGTAAGCTCCAATTAATAAATATTCAACCGCTGCCGCTGCAATTATAAACGGAACAATGTAGCCATCGTATAAAGTCAAATAATCGCCATCCAAATCGTCGTTTTCAAAGTCTAAGCAAATCTTATTATATAAAGTTTCCCCTAAAATCTCCTCAAGTCTTGTTCTTTGAGCGTCTGCAATACAAGGGATATATAAATCTATATCAATATTCCCACCCAAAAGCGTATTTTTAGTAAGTTCGTTCTCTCTTAAAAGTATTGTCGTTGCCATTATTGTCTATAATTTGGAGTTAATGACCAAAAATTGTTACTCGCTGAGGCAATTTGTGCCACTTCAATCTCATTCTCTTGCCATTTTGCACTTGGTCTGTCTGCCGGATCTAAGTCTAAAATCATTTTTCGAGCCTCGTTTACGCTTATTCTCTCGTTATTTTTACGCAAATATATTTTTCGCATCCAAAAATGGTTACAATTTACGCCACCTTTATAAAGCCAAATAGAATAATTGTCAGCTCCGTCTGGACCAAGTCCCGCATTAACAACTTTTGTCTCTGCGATTGTAATATCCTCCTTGCGATAAGTACGTCCAGCGCTTACCATTTTACTACAAAATTCTCTCTCAGCTCCCAAACTACCCTCGTAAGAATATCGTATCTTAAAAAGCTCGGTGTCTTGTTCGCTTGTTACATTTGGAAAACTTGCAAATGACCTCGCTAAATTCAAAGTTATTTCGTTAATCTCTAGCTCTTTGGTTACTGGTATTGAGTCAATCTCAATCCACTCGTCCTCGTTTACAATTTCGCCCATTTCAATAAGAGCGTCGGCAACTTCCGAAAGTCCGTTATCGTCTTTTGAACAACAAACCTTTTGACTTGCTAACTGAGTCAACGGAGCGCTTTGATTACTAAATAATGATTGAGCAACTCCAACTGGAATATTAAGGAATTGAACTAAGAAAACTATCGCTTGCTCGATTGTTAAAATCCCCTCTTTTACTTTTGCAAATATGTCAATCGCTGAGGTAATTTGTGCGCCATTATAAGAAACGGCAGCGTCGTTTGTAACCGTTGCAACTTCCGTTCCATTTGAGTCGGTTACAATTTCCGCCAATACTTCCTCAGCTCTTAAGTCTTCAAATTGTAAATCCAAAGTAATTCCGTTAACGGCAAAAATCTCCATTAATCCGTCTAAAATAATCTCTTGTTTTGGACGTATTACATTAATCATTAATTCAGCAAATCCAACTTTTATTTCCTCAGCGTTTGAGCTAAAACCATTTGCCTCTTTTATCCCTACTAACATCGGAGACGTTAATTTGTGAGAGGTGCAAAGTTGCTGTCTTGCCTCAGCACTTAAGTAAGCATATTGCTGGTGAGCGTCCGAAACTTCCAAAGCCGAAATCGTAATTTCGCTGTCTTTATTATCGTTCCAATTTAAAAAGAATGCTCCGGCGTTTTGTGATCCGGTTAAGTGATTGCGAATTTGTCTCGTATTTTCTTGAATTGTCTCAGCACTCTCTTGAATACCGCAATTCATATTTATAATATGACCGAATGACAACCCTTTTTGAATGTGATTGATTGAGTAGTTGCTAATTTCCTCCTCCATTTTTGCCCACGAAATCCCTGAGACGTAACTTGGATTACTATAATAAAATTGCCCGACCTGGTAATCTCTAATAATATAAATTTCAGAGCGTTCGCTTAAACCCTCTCCAAAACCAAAAGCGTCAAAGCGTTCCGGCTTGTATTTATTTACATTTGAAAAATCATAACTATAATAATATCCAGTAATGTCTCCGTCTTCGTTTGCAACCTCTGGAGCAATCCTTTGTTTTGCAATATGAAAACAGCGTTGTATTTTATTATTTATATATTTTATTTCAATCGATGCCTCGCCAAACATTTCAAAATCTTTACATATTTTACGCAAATCTTTTTTTGAAACTAACGAAATTATCGCGGCCCATTCGCTTGGTTTTTTAGCTTTGTCGTCCGACGTCAATCCTTTGCCATAAATAAACTGACTATAAGAGTCAATTATAGCTGAGTTAGTTGGCGATCCGTTGTAAGCGTCAATAATAGTTTGATAAAAACTGTTTTTATCTCCATTTAAAACCCATTTTTTTCCAGCAACTTCTCGAATTTCGGGACGAATGTAGTTTGATAGGTTTATAATTTGTAATTTTTCCATAAATTTATACTTTTAAAACTCCTTTGTTGAGTTCAAAATTTTCTAAGTCAGTCTGAGCAGTTGCAAAAGCCTTGCCTCTATATATTAAAACGTCGTCCTCATTTATTGTAATTTCAAAACTTTGCCCCTCTATTAAAATAGGCTCATCAAAATCTAATTTTAAAATCTTATTTTCGTATAAAATTTCTAAAACTTCAATAGTATAAGTAATATCTCTAAGCTCATCGCGTAAAAAAAACGTCAATTCGCCCTCGTTATAATAACGAGGAATACATTTGAATTGATAAGGCGCTGTTAAATTAAATATCCACATATTAATATAACTAAAAAAAAGTGTTTTGTAACAAAAAAAGCCACCGAAGTGACTTTTTTTTAAAAAACTATGAAAGAAAATTAGGAAACAACCACGTTGCTAACTAAAGCGAATAATGCGCTCTTAGTTGCTGAGTCCAAAAATGGACTTAAATTGCTCTCTTCTCCAGCAATCGTCAAAGTGAAACCTGACAAGTCAGCTCCAGCTCCTCCGGTTACTTTTGTGCAATTTGACATCGTTCCGTTAGCTGCACCAACTAAAATAATATTTCCATTATAATCCTCTACGAAAACGTAAGGACGAGACGCGCAAATCAATTGTACCTGAGCTTGTAAGTCAGCCGACAATTTTGGAAGTGTAACCGCTAAAGATTGAGCGTTTAAAAAAGTTCCGTTATCCTGTGAGCTTGTTCCGGTTTCTGTTAATGTATTTGTAGTCGCTTTAACTTCGTATTTGAAAACTTCGTCTAAAGATCCCAAACTTGTAACCTCGTGAGCTGCAATAACAAAACTATAATCGTCGTAATTTGCAAAGTATAAATTTTTATAACCTCCTCGCTGGTCTTTGCATCCAAGCAATTTTCCAGCACTAATAAGACATGACATATATATATATTTTTTTATTAAAAACCGCCCAACTTAATGAGCGGTATTTATGTTAATATTATGCTTCGTAAGATAACCAAACAATTTCCTCTGCGTTGTAGTATCCAACACCTACGTTGTAAACTACTTTACCTCTAACTTTACCAGTCAATAAACCGATTTCGTCTTCGTCAACAAGTGCAACTTGGTTGTGATCAGCTGTTAAGCCTGTCGCAAATACTAAGTTTTTACGTTCGTAGATAACAACTGAGTTTGATGGCAATCCGTTTAATACAGTCAAAGTGTGACGTCCGAATGCTAAAGCAAAATCAGTATTTCCCATTCCATAAACAATCCCTTGAGTAGATAAGTAAAAAGCGTAAGCCTGAGCAACGTCTGGAGATACAGCAATGATTAACTCTTTATTTCTCAATGCAACTGGCACGTCGTTTAAAGCTGGTTTTAAATATTTAGCCAATACATTTGCCTCGGTAACCGTAGCGTCAGCAGTTGGTTTGTTAACGTCAGCATCGTCAGCGAATAAAGTTAAGAAACCGTCAAAGTTAGTTGAAGACGTCCACATGTCAGACTCTAATTTTTCACCGATAGCTCCTAAAACTTCCGCTTGGATAGCGTCCATAATATCGCTTGGTGCGCTTGAGTTAGCAGCTCCCGCTCCCATAATTCCGTCAGACCAAGTCTGTCTGAAATCTTCTTTACAAACATCAAAATCATTTTTGAATTTGAAAGGCTCGATTGTATTTTCGTTTAAAACGATTGTACCAGCTGGAGCAAAACCGCAAGTATAAGCAGTTGTTCCGTCTGTGTACGCAATTTTACGCAAAGACAATTTATGGTTTACGTTTTCAGCGATAGTAACCGCGTTTTTTTCTATTGTGTCAATAGTTTTGAACGCTTGACCGATAATTGCACCGGCAGCCGTTCCGTTGTAGTTTGAACTTACAGTTGTAGTTGTAGCCATTTTTTTAAATTATTTTTTTAAGTTATTTAATATTTTTTGTGATCTTGAAAGTTTCACGTTTTTTGTTGAAGTTTCAGCAACTTCCGGCTTTGCTTTTGTTGACGCTTTCACTTCAACTTGAGTAGTTTTAACCTCAGCAATTTTAGCACTTAATTCAGTTCTAATTGCTTCAATTTGTTTTGAAACTTCAACGCTCATATTGGTTACGATTGCTTTAATCATTTCCTCAGTTGTCATTTCAACTTCAACCTCAACGTCATCGGCTGGAGTTTCCTCTTCAACCATTGCGTCTTTAATCTCAGCAATTATTCCCTCTTGAGTAATTACTAAAATTCTTCCGTCTTCAAGTTCGTGTTTTCCAACTGGAGCTGGAACTTTGTCGCCATTTTCAGTAACGATAAAAACCGCTTGCTCAGCCTCAAAAGACTCAGCCTCTAAAATAGTCACACCATCTTTTAGCATCATTGTAGCCATTGCAATAACGACTTTAACTTGCTCTGCCTCGTTCGATAATTTTATCGATGCGAAACCATCTTTTATCGCGTTAACGATACTTTCTAAATTCATATTAATCTCTGTTTTTAAATTTACTTTCTCCATATCAAAGACTCCGTCAATCGAAAATCCTTTGACTTTACCAGTCTTAACGTAATCGTTCCAAATCTCGTCGTTATTAATTTTCATTAATCCAAACCAAGTCCCAACCTCTTCGTTAAATCCGTAGTGTACTGACTTATCGTGTACCTCGTCCTCTTTTATCCAACTTTCAACAAATGTTACATTTGCAATATTATTTCCTGAGTGTTCAATGGTTGAATTATTTTGATACCCCTTTAATGCGAAATTTTGTTGAACTTGTTTTATCGTTTCTTTTGGGAATACGATATTAAATTCGTGTCCGTCCTGATTTCTGTAAATCGGTTGGTTTGGAATTAATATTGCACCCATCAAAATTCGTTGCTCCTCATTTACGGTTGCAAGTTTAATTTCTTTTTGATTTGATAGCGTTATAAAATTAACTCCTATCGCTGGATCTGAAACTAAAGACACAGCATAAACTCCCTCGTTTTCCTCTTCGTTAAAAATAACTTTGTAAGTCTCCATATTACTATAACTTTTTTTTAGTGTTTTGTTATAAACTTTTTGCATTAAATTTTAATTTAATGACACAACTTTTTTTTTGTTTTTTAAGCCTATAACCTTAAAATTAATTTATTTTTTAAGGTTATAGGCTTAAAATTTATTTTTTATTTTAACTTTTAGCTTGTAAATCCATATTAATTTTAAGGCTATTTTTAAACGTTTATTTTAATTAAAAGGACTTTATATATATTATATTGTCTTTTTAAAGTTTTTTAATTTAACGCAAAATCCTAATAAAATCAATACTTCACAGCTCAAGATTTTATCTATACTAAATATTTTTATAATAGATTTTATCTATATTAACCTATCGACGCATTCGATATAATTGACCTATCGAGAGCCTGAGCTGTACTAACGTCCGACGCTACAACAAAAGTTTTTATCGGAGTTTGAGATTGACTTCCTATCGTCTGAGCGAGTTGATTTGTTGAACTTGATCCAACCGTGTTGAAACTTGGAGGCGACGGCATCGCCGCTGCAGTTGGAGCTGTACCTCCTCCACCTCCTCCGCCTGGCACTTGTACTGATAAAATTTTATTTACATTTGCAATTCCTGAGGCAACAGCAACTCCAGCAGCTACAGCTCCCAAAGCCGGCCCCACAATTGGAATACCTGATAATGAATTATAAGACGAAACAGCCGCTTGGTAAGTTGAGATAGTCGCTTGAGCAACCGCTGCCGCTTTACCCGCTGCGGTACTTTCACCCAAAAGACTTGATAGGTTTCCTAACAAATCTCCAACCGCTTTTAAGTTTGCTGCCTTTGCTGCTTTCTCTGCTTTGTCAATATCCTCTCTTGACTTTGATAATCCTTTTACTTTACGATTATACTCTTCCTCTGTAATTACTTTGTCTTCAAATTGCTTTTCAAATAAGGCTTGCTCTGCGTCTATTGCAGCAAGTCTCGCGTCAAAAGTTGCCGTTGAGTCACTTACTATTTTTTCTAACTCTGCCGTTTTTTTCTCGTCGTCTTGAAGTCGAAATTTATCTTTTATGTCATTTAATTCATTTAGCCTTTGAACTTCTAATGCGTCAATTTCCTCCTTTGATCGGTTTTGTTGTTTTGCTAACTCGATTAAACCAAAATATTTATCTTTAACAACTCTTTGCTCTACCTCGCTAGCTGTCATATTAGCCTCAGCTTGTTTGTCTTGAGCGTCTCCTATTGCTTTTGTTATCTCTTGTCTTTGGATTAACTCAGCATCTTTTTGCGCTTGTAATGCTGCCTTTAAAGCCTCAGCGTCTTTTTTCCTTTCAGCCTCTCTCTCTTCTCTATTTTTCTTTTTATTTGCTGCGCTCTCTTCTCCAGCTTTTTTACTTGCCTCTCTTTGTTTATTAGCTAAGTCAGCATCCGAATTAGCAATATCTACATTTCCTTTCCTTTGTAAATCTAAATTTTGCTCTCTTAAATCCTGTATTCTTTTATTTTGCTCTTTTGTTAAATTAATTGCTTTACTTTGAGTGTTTTGAATATCCTCAATCTCTTTATTATTTGCCTTTCCCTTAGCCTCGTAACCGTCTAATTGTATTCGCAATAACTCCTTATCCGACGCACCAACTTTTTTAGCATTTGCTAATTTTATTTGAGTATCATAATCAATTGCTTTCGCATTGTCGTCGGTTAATTTTTTTGTAATTTCAAGCTGTTTATTTAAAGACTCTTGCTCTAAAGTCAATTTTTCAGTTGCATCCGCATTCTCATTCATTTTAGCTATCAAATAGCCAATACCTACAACCAAAGCTCCAATTCCTGTCGATACTATTGCGGTTTTTAAAGCGTTAAATGAAGTTGCTGTCGTATTTACCGCACCGGTGAATAATTTTTGAACGGCCGCTGCGGCAGCGGTTGCAAGACTATTTAATTTTTGATAAGAAGTTGTCGATTGAATAACCGCACCCAATTGTTGAAACGAGTCGATACTCTCTCCTGACTGTTGTAAGAATTGAGTTAATTGCATTGCGCTTTGAACTTTTAAAAGCGTTTTTTCAACGTCTTGAGACTCTGCTCCAAATAACGCCATTGAGGATTGTATAGCTCCAAATCCTGAGGCAACTCCAGCCAAAGACGAAGTCACAGCTTTAAATTTAGCGTCAGGATTAAACGCATCTGTCAAAGCGCTTGCATCTCCAATCCTATCTCTTAACTCAGCGGCTTTTGTTGCAGCGTTAGCAGCTTCAACCGAAGTAACTCCGAATTTTTCTGACAAAGTTGCAACTTCCGCTTGAGCTTGTTTTAATTGTGAGCGTAAGGTTCCGACAGCCTCGTCTGCATTACCTTGAATTTTTAAATCAATTATTTTTTCGATTGCCATTTCATTGCTTTTTTAAATAGTTCAAAATAAGATTTTGGAAGTTCATATTTTCCTTTTGCGGAAGAGATTATTTCATTGTGTTCGTATTGCTCAGCGTGTTTGAGCATTTCTAAAATGTTATTTATCATAATTCGTTTAAGAGTTCCATATCACTCTCTCCAGTTGTTAAGTTAGTAGTAATTTTATTTATTCTAAATAGACGATCCACAATTTTAAACCTATCATTTAATTCAAAATTTAACAATATACTCAAAGGTAAAATCGCTTTTATTTTTGTTAGTCTATTTTTAGGGTTAAAAACTTGCATAATGTAATCCTGATAATAATTTAAAAATAAAGTGTCCGTAAAATCGTTTCCAAAAGTCCACTCGTTCAATTCTGCCTTAAAATTTATGTTTGTTTTACTTACATTCGGATCAAAACTCAAAGAATTAGACGGAGCAATATAAGACGTAATATTTTCGTGAGTTGTAGTGTTAGGTCTCCAAGACATATTTGGCACTCCAGTGACTAATATCGGATAAAATAAAAGTGGTTTCCCTAACGCTGCCTCGTAGTTTCCTGTCGCAGCGTTAAAATTATCCGTTGCCGAATATCCCCACTGAATATTTAAAGGAGTTGTCGGTGCGTTTATATTAAATAGTCGCTCATATTTAAAATGAGAAAATGGAAGTATTACTTTATAAACCGGTCCCTCAATTTCTGGCATTTCATTATAAATCTCTTTTGCCCAATCGTAGTTAAATTGCTGAGAATGTTTTAAAGCCAAAAGCGTTTTTGTGTCTTCATATCCAAACTCGATTTGTTTAAAAGGTAAAGCCACATTCACGCTATTACTATCTACTTTGATATATTGCGTAACGTCGTAAACTTCTGAGGTTGCATAAAAATCATTTAAAGTTTTTACAATTACAATTCCATTTTCAACGTAAGCCGTAAGATTAAACATTCTAAAAATACCAGTCAAAAAATCTATAACTTTTATCTCAGGAACTTGCTGAGCAATATCAAAAATAAAAGTATTATTTGTATTAAAAGTTGAGGTAAAAAAATTATCATATCCTATTTGTTGCTGATTATTTTGGTCATCATAATAATACCCAAGTTGTAACATAATAGAATTTATTGTAATGACAACCTGACTTTGAATGTAAAATGTATAACTTCCCTCAAGGTATAAAGATGGAATTGGTAAATCATTTTGTGTTCCGTTTAAAGTATTACTCGACCACCATAATTCGCCATCCCTATAAATTATAAATTTGTAATCAGTTGCTGAGAATGTGTTTATAGTTACATAAGAGGGAGCTTCATATTGATTGTCTTGCAAAAAAATCGAACTTCCAAAGTCCCAAGTTGTAATTAACTCAGGAGGCAAAATTCCACTCTCAACTCCTTGTACATCTCCTTTGGCTCTATGTAACCACATAAATAAATTATAATAGTCTAAATTGGTACTATTAAAAAAGTCGTCGCTAAATACCAATCCGTATTGAGTTCCGATAGCTTGGATAATCGCATCTAAACGAATAGCATATTTTAAATCCGACCACAATAGTCCGTGATTGTGTCCTCCTCCACTTTGATAATATAAATTGTGAGGCTCTTCGCTGTGTCCGCTTGAGCTATCATAAAAATATCTATTAGTATGCGAGATAAAAGGTGCAATTACATCGGTTGTCGCTGGGTTGGCTTGGAATTTTGTCTTTACAGTTGTGTTATTATAAGCCAAATTATAGTTTGACAAAGGCAAAGCGTTCAATTTATCCTCTCCGATAACGTCTTTTAGGTTAACCGTATCGCCATAATAAGTAATTCTATAAGCATAAGGTTGATTATTTTTCATATCAACACCCTCAAGTTTGACTTTACCACTGTTAAATCGGTTGGCATCAATCTCGATATACCCGTTTATTTTTACTCTCGCATCAAAACCTCCGTCAATATCGTAATTATAATAATGTTTAAATAGTCTATTGTTTTCGTCACTCGCTGGAATTGAAAATGTCTTAGTAAAATTCGTAAAAATTAGACTAATATCTTTGACGTCTTGAATAACTTGAGTTATCGAGATAGTCTCGTCGTTAAATAAGTCGATGCGCTCGTAAACATTGCCAATTCCATTAAGTCCACCCAAATCATTTAAGGTAGTACTTAAACAATTTGCAGCGTCAAAAGTACCTCCGTCGGATTGAACTCGATCACTAAAAGAGCCAATCGCTCCTTGAGTTAAATCTGTTAATTTGGTAGTCTCTAAAAATAAAGCTAAATTTAATTTCATTTATATAACGTCATTTATTAAATTAAAATTATATTCAAACTCTATTGTATAATTAATAAGTCTATTTTTTACCTTTGTTTTTAGCTCTGAGCTTTGAGTTTTTAAATTAACTGGCTTTTGATCTAATAATACAGTCTCGCTTAAAAGTAAGTCAGTTATTAACTCGCTATAATTCTCGTCAACCCAACCTGAGTTTAAAATTACGTTTTGACTTCCGTTAAAATTAAACGATTTGCTCTGTCCTCTAAATACATTGTAATCCACCTCTTTTGGCATCAATTTATATTCGTCGCTTTTAGCTGTTATGTTATTGGTTTGAGCCTTAAAAAAAGTAATTGTCTGCCAACCTCCGTATCTATTTACAAAGTCGCAAAGTACTGGCGTGTATTTAGGCTCACAAACTGGATATGTAAAAAACGATGGTAAAATTATTGGACTTCCAGTTGCTGGAGTGTATGTGATTGTAACCTTGCAACCGTTAATAAAATTACCATTAGCTTTTACGGGTGTAATAGGTTGAGCGAAATTAAAAATTCCACCAAAACCAACTGCTAAATTATTAGTAATTGAATAAACAGTACCGTCTATCCTTTCGTATTTTACATCTATTGTGGTAGTTGTGGCTGTTGGCTTATCTACTAATAAATTAAAATACTGTATTAATGAGCTTGGATAAGTAGCTTGAGAATAATAATAATTATTAATATTTGTATTTGATAATAATAATAGTTTTACTTCGCTTGGGTTTTGTATTCCGTCTGTATAATTAGTGAAACCATTTACACCCACATAGTCTATCGTGTCTAAAAGTGTATATGTAGTTCCTACTAATTTATATCTTTTTACTCTAAATAATGCCCATTCGTTATTTTGTTCAACCTCTCCGTAAAATGGAACGTAAGTTGCTTTTATGTTATCGATATATTCTTTAACAAAGTTCGAAACGTTATAAGACGTCAATCTTTGATTTGTAGTCGGTATCGGTTTACTCAAAGTATAAGTTGGAGTTGCTGGAGCTGAGCCTCCATAATTCCAAATAAATATTTCTATTTTACTACCTATTTGAGCCGTTTCGTTTATTTGTATTATAAATGGACTTCTAACTTTAACTACTTTCATACTGTGTGATATTTTGTTTCAATCAATTTTTCATTAATATATATTTCCTCTTTACAATCCCACAAAATAACGTATTGACTTGAGTCAATTACGTTTTCACTCTCTATTGTAAAAGTTGGAATTGTATCGTTTTCTCTATAAATTTTAACTATATTCATTATAAATTATCTTTTAGTGTAAATTTCAAAAATGACTCCAAATCTAAGCCGTATTTTTCAACTATATTATTATCAAAATTTTTATATTCCAAATCAAAGGCACTTCTAAAAAATCTCGTCTCGTAAGTTCCTGTCCTATTTATCGAGTTTGTTATCGAGGTGACCATTATTCGACGATTTGCAAATTGACCTCCAGCCCCCCGCACTCCTTGAATGCCTTTGCGAACAACCCATTTATCAATTGCGCCCCTTGAGGCTTGTGCTTTATAAGGAGAGTTTGGAGCTTTTGCACTTGACTCACTCCCTTTTGTTCCAAAATCTAACTCCTTCCAATAACTCTCAGCGTAAAAGTCAAACGAGATTGAATTTTTACTCTCTTTGGTTTTGTAATCTAACGACTTTGATAATTGACCGGATGCGTTATGCGTTCCGTAACGTCCTCCAGTTTTTAAATTAAGCCTCGCTCGCTCAACTACGGACGCTCCGAACTCGTTTAAGGCTTGCTGTACGTTTTTAGTCTCCAATTATACAAACACTAAAATCATTATTCGGTACGCTTATTTCAATATCACACTTCCAACCGTCTAAGGCGTTTGTAAACGCTAAAAGGATTGGCTGTAAAGTCGGATTGTTTTGCAATTCAATATCGTCGTCACTTCGTTGCAATCTCATTTGAGTAATCATATAATTCAAAATGGCGTGACAAGTGTTTAAGTTGTCAAGCTCGTTGTCATTCCCTAAAAATTTGTCATTGATTTTGATTTTTGAGATATTTCTAATATCTACAACAGCAACCTCAAAAGTAAAATTAACAACTCCAGAGCTAATTGACGAGCTGAGGATATTAATGTGAGCAAGTGGGAATATATTTTTTTTAACATTGTCGATTATGTCTGTTCCGTGAGTTATGGTATTCAAAAGCGGTGCGTTTTCTAACGTACTCTTAATATATTCTACTGCCTGATAAAATGCTCTCATTTTTTAAAGTGATTTTTAATTTGTTTTGCCTCCTCTTTACTTTCGTCGATTAAGTAAGATAAAAGCGTGAGTGACTCGTGAAGAGGCTCGCTTCCAACTTCTCGAGGTTTAATTCCAAGCTCTCTCGAAAGTCGAACAAAAGATTGAAACCACCCCCAGCGTTCGTGGAAACCTCCTCGAGAGATTTCCCCTCCCTCATCGCCTTGCTCTCCAAATGCAATAGGATATTGCTCAATAATTCCTTGCTTAAATTCCAAAAAAAAAGTATTGATCCGATTACTACATCCATTCTTACATCGTTAAATAACTCCGCTTTGCTTTCGTCTCCGTCGTATTGCTCAATTTGATAAAATGGCGTTACCTTTTTAATAATTGGACGATACAAAACAGACATCAATAAACTTAAATTCTCATCGTTGCCGAGTAACGAGTCAATCGTTGCGTGTTCGCCAAGTGTCATTTTATCTAAGTTTGGAATAAAACCAAACTCAACCCCGTTCATTTTAAATGTTTTAACTCTCTCGGGTTTTTGATCTAATACCTTAGCCAAATTTTCCACTATTTCAGAGAAATCGTTGACTGGTATTTTCATAACGTCAGCCACGCTGAGGTTACAAAATATAGCAACCATTTGAATACACACAAAGGTCTCATCGTCTTGGTTGTCTTTTAATACTTTTAAATATCTCAAATATTGAGACAATTTAATCTCCTTTAAATCCGTTGGAATTACTACTCTCATATATATATAACTAAAAAAAGTGATTTTGTTTATAAAAATTATGTGATTATTAAGCGACGACTTTTATTTATCGCTAGGCTCATCATTGCAAAGTATCTCAGAGCGTCGATTGCGTGGTTAAATTCGTCGATAGGTCGGTTTAATTTTTTTCCCGTTTTGTCAACGTCCCAACTATAATTCCTCAACTCTTTAATTAGATTAGTGCTTGACTTAGTAACTAAAATGTCCTTTTGTTGAAGTACCGATATTCCATAATTGATTGAGTCGGCACCTTTAACAACTGGTTTAATATTGAAACCCGCTCGTCTTATTTCCTCGATTGACTTCGGCTCGGCTGAGTCTGCCCAAATTGGAGCCGTTCGTTCCTGCTTCATTAGTCTAATAATATCCGAGTTCAAAAGTGAGGTTGAATAAATCAATTCGTCAACGATTATTTTACCATTAAAATCGTATATTGCAATATGCGCTGTCGGATCATTCGAGTAACCAAAATCGAGTCCACTTCCTAAGAATTTTGCCTCCGTTGGTATGGTATCGATTTGCTCCCAATTTTGGAATATCACTCCCTCAAGTGAGCCAAGTTGACCGAGTCCGTAAACATTCCACCAGTTTGCCCAATACGTTGAGGTAAGTGCTTTGTCTTTTGCTTTCTCAATCTCTCGAACGATTGCTGGATCGAGTGCCTCGTTATCCTTGTACGTTAAAATAACAAAGTCAGAGTCCGGATCGTTTAATAGTTCCGTTTGCACCCAAAATTCATTCGTAGGGTTGTAGTCAAGGTATATAAATTTTTTGGTCCGGATTGCGAGTTGCTGATAACTTTCAAAGTCGATATTATTGCACTCATTTATAAATAGAATATCACGTCTCGCTCCCCTGAGTTTGTCGGGTTGGTCGACGCTAAAAAATTCAATATAGGAATTATTCGAGAATGTATATTTTAAGGACGACCGATTGAAATTAGCATCTCGATAGTTGTCAGTCATTAACATTATCTTTTGGAAGTCTTTTAAAGCTCCCCTTTTTAAATGAGGAATGCTCTCACTAACTATTGATATTTCCGAAAACGGGTTTTCAATAGCGTAAGTTATAAGAAGTGGCAATATCGAAAACGTTTTGGAACTACTCGTTCCACCTTGCACAATCCTAACTCGTTTTCTTAGTTTGGCAATTTTACTCTGAGCCGTCGTCTTTTGAAACATCCAAATCTAAGGAATTAAAAATCGGTTTCTCAATACTAATATGCTGGTCGATTGTCTGCTTTGGCATTCCAAAGAAGTATTTAAACCACAATTCAATCGCCCATTTTTCTCCAGCTTGCATCGCTGCCTCGAGTTGCAATATCGCCTCCGGTAAAAAAGGTTTCAATCGCTCGTAAGTGTCTTGCATTTCGGACTTTGTCATTAGACGTTTGTCGTCTGGTCGAACAACTGCTCTTGAACCTCCGTTAAATTTCCTTTTATCTGTCAAAATTGAAATATTTTGAATGTTCAATTAATTAATTAATCTGAGCTTTGCCGTTATATCTCCCCAAAATTACTTCGTTATTCGTTAAAAACATCGAAGTAAACATTTTAAAGCCCTTATAAGACTTCGTTTTTAATAACTTGAATAAGTTGTCAGGCATCCAAATTTCGTTGATTGATAGGTCTGCTGGTGCGTTTTCGATTACAGCGTCAAGGAAATTATATAATTCCTCTTGTTTTTGTTTTTTAGTTACTTTCATAATTATATTTTAAAAAAATGTTAGCCTTTCCCACCTATTCTACTAACTTGCGTCGTATCTATTTTCTCACGCTCCCGATTTCACAACCTTGTAAAGTAGGTTTAAACTCCCTTTAGTTTTCTTTACTTTCTAAAGCCAGTATTTTTATTTAAAACTATATAATTTAAATAAGTCTTTGATAATTGTTTCGTGAACTTTTGAGCAATTCGGACAATTAGAATTGTCGATGCCAAAATAGTGTTTATAAAGTCCGTTTAAATAGTCAACGTCTTCAAATAATAACTCAGTTCGTTTTCCGTCGATTACTCTTTGACCTTTTGCCTCTAAAAATAGAGTAAAATGTTCCTTATCAATTGGAGTCATTTCAGACTTAACCTTTTTAAAGTTAAAAAGTCTGTTTAAAGAGAATTGTCTCTCTTTACAATCTAAGCAAGGCTCAATTCCAACCGCTGAGGTTAGATTGGCGACAACGTCTCCAAGTCCTTGAATTTCTTTTTTAATCCTTTTTTTTGCCATTTAGTTTAATTTTAACCATCTTATTAACTCGATGGATAGTTTGTATGTGTATTCCTGTTTGTCTCGATAGTTCACGCTGTCCATGAAGCGTTGAGAGTTCAAATAAAGTCCTTTCGTACCAAGTTAGGTCTTTTGAAAGCTCTTTATAATCAATTCCCTCGTTATATTCCTCGTCTTCGACTTCAAATTTACTAAAATCGTCGATTAAAATATCGTTATTTTTAAGAGAGTCATAAAATAATGACCTCAAAGTTACAAATATATATCCGTCTGAGACTGGAATTGTCCTCTCGGATAATTTTATATACATATTTTGAACTAACTCGTCTGCTAAGTCTTTGTTTTTACAAATTTGTAAAGCCATTTTTCTCCATTGCGCGTCCTTTTTAGCGAGTTCGTGGATAATCATAACCGCATTGGATTAAAAAACTCGTTTAAAAAATTTAAAACGTGAGTCTCGTTCTCAATATAGTAAGCCGTCCCTCTAATTATTAAAACAATTTCGTCGTCAGCCTCAACCCAAAAACCGTCAATACTATCGACATTGACTCTAAAATCTACATACGAGCCATTGAAACCAAAATTATCGTCTTCTTGTTCCAACCACATTTGAGTCGATATCGTGTAAGGTTTAATCATTTGACAAATATAGTAATTATATTAATATAACGGTAAAAAGTTATTTTGTAACAAATTTAGAATAATTTTGTTTGATTTGTATGATTTTTAATTCTCTCGATTGCTTTGTCAAAATACTCATTGTCAAGCTCGCAAGCGGTTAAGTCAAAGCCGTAATCATGGCACGCAATAGCGATTGAGCCACTACCGAGATGAGTGTCGATTATTTTATCTCCTGGCTTTGAATATTTATCGAGTAACCATTTATAAAGAGCTACTGGCTTTTGAGTTGGGTGTATTCTATTTAATTGGTTTGGATGCTTATCAAATTTTTTTGCACTTGAGTTAAAAGAAGTCCAAGCCATTTCAAACTGAGCAAAAGTAACATCCTCCGAAAACCCTTTGTCCCATAATAGCCAACAAGGTGACGCAGGTAAAAATTCAGTCATATAATTACCTCCCCAAATTATCTGATTTTTTGAAACTCTTTTAAGTTCATTAAAATATTTTTCATTAGGAATTGAATTGTCATTCCCAGCAAATTTATGATAATTACTTTTTTTATCTCCTTTACGTCTTCCCATTGAGATATTAATATTAATCCCATAAGGAGGATCGACAATAGCTAAATCAAAATAATTATCGGGATAGCGAGCCATTAACTCCATATTATCCTCGTTTGTAATTGTAAGCATAAATTATTTACTTTTAAATTCAACACCCCAATCGCTCCAAACATAAACTTGACAGCCGTGTTTTTTAAGCTCTGAGAGTCTCAATCCTTGTAAAGGGGATAATATACCATTTTTCTTTTTTACTTCGATAAACGTCGCCTGTCCGTCTTTGATAGCTAATAAATCCGGAATGCCATTTGTTGAGGTTTTAATTAGTTTGGTAACAAAATAACCCTCCGCCTGTAGTTTCTTTTTTATCTTAGTTTGCAATTGCTGTTCTGATATACTCATAATTAGTATTATTTTTTCTTGTTCCATTTAATTTATGTCTTAATGTACTTAATTTAATATTAAATAATATACATAATTCAGAAGTACTATTATAAATTATTCCTGTTTTTTTATTTATAACTTTTTTAGCTATTGGTCTTATAAAAAGTCCAGTATTAATTGCGTGATCAAATTGCTCCTTTCTAGTTGCCCATTCTAAATTTTCAACTCTATTGTCAATTTTAATTCCATTAATATGATTAACAGTTTCTTTATTTTCTATATTTAAAATAAAAGCAATTGCTACTAATCTATGAATATTAAAATTTTTTTGTCCAAAATTATTATGTAAACCAACTTTATGATAAAAATCAGAATTAAAACTTTTTTTTAAAATTTTATTTGTTTTTAAATTTTTAACATTACCAAAATTTGAAATTTCATAATCTTCAAATCCTTCAATTTTTTTCCATACTTCCATATAATAAAAAAACAACCTATCAAGAGTCGCAGTTCTTTCAAGGTTGAATTTATTTAAATTTTTACTTGTGTCTGCGACAACACTAAACAAATATACAAAATTATATTTTATTATAATTAAAAAATGTAATTTTATTTTTCATATTGCTGAATTATTTATCTCCTCAGCTAAATCAAGCAATCCGTGTTTAATACATTCCGAATTGAAAGTCAACTGAATTAATAATCCGTAAATGATTTGTAAGTGTTCGTCGATAGTTAAATCGTCGTTTTGCGTTTCAACGCTGTGTTTTTTGCCGTAGCTTTCAATAGTTATTTTCATTATCGTGTCATTAAATAAATTAAGGCGGTCGCCAAAGTTATCACTGAAATCCAAGCTAATATTTCCACAATTAATTCCTCTCTGTTATTCATATCGTTTTTTATAAATAATTAATAATTCGTTTAAGGTTAAATTTTGACCTTTGTAATCCCAAAGGTATATTGAATTGAAATCGCACTCCAAACGCAACCACGTTACAAAATCGACTACCTCATCGAGTTGGTCGAGTTTCTTTTTAGGAATGTGTTTTTTGCCTTTCATTTTGAGAATAGTTTTATAATATAATACCAAAGCCAAATTATTGACGGTCTTATAAATTCATATACAATAATCGCTGCTATTAAAATCATAGGTTTAATATTTATCTCCCCGACATAAATGTCGGAGAGAATTTCTTTACAAAATTATCGTTATAATCAAACTCCATTTCAAAAATCTCTCCATTATCTAAATATTTAAAAGTATAAATATAATGATTTGACATTGATTTTTTTTGATTACTCCATTTCTCCGGCATCTCTAAATTTTTAGCCGTTCCAATCATTCGGAACTCACGCCCGGAATTTCCGACTTGAGGCTCTAAGTGAATACCGATTTTATTATTTTTTACAATTAGATAGTCCATTTATAAATTTTTTATCGCCCAATTGGCATAGTCAATAATCTTTTTAAAATCCTCTTTGTCTTGGTCTTTTTTTCTCCAGTTGTATTTATCAATATTAAATTTGCAAATCGCTAGAATTTCCTCCTTACTTAAATTTGCCTCAGCTCTCTCAAAGGTATCGATACCGATTTGATATTGCTTAGGTTTGGTTACTCCATTCGAGTCATATTCAAATTTAGTTTTTATTGGTAATTTTAAATCCCAATTTCTCCAATATTCAAAACCTTCCATTGTGTGATTCCAATTAAACGCATAACATAAATGATCTGTATTTTTATCATATTTATTATTAATAATTTCAATTTGATTTTTTTGATAATCTAAAGCTAATAATCTTACATCCTTTGGTAATTCACTTATTTTCATAATATTAATTTAAAAAATAAACCCCTCTCAAATGATACCGCCAAGTACAAAAGAGAAGGGTTGTTAATGCTTTCACTTTGGCGGTTGTACAAATATACAAAACTTATTTTAATATATTATATTTTAACATAATATTAACTTATCCATTTTCTTTGAAGATTTTAAGTGTGTAATCGCGTTTCTTTAATACTGTTTTATAAATATCAAGTTCAATTCCTCCTTTGCTAAATATCCAAAAGATTTCATTTGATTGCCTTTGCATTGTCGTTAATCTGTCGCGAGATTGCCAGTAACTTGTTGCGCTAAAAGCAATATTATAATAAACTAAATACTTTGCATTTTGCAAACTTATTCCCTCACGTCCGGATACGATTTGCAAAGCAATACATTTATTGCTATTGTCAAACTCTTCGACATCGTTTGTCAAATTATCTCCGTAAACTGATTTGAGAGCGTTCCATTCCTCTTTGAAGACGTAAAAAATTGCAATTTTTACTCCCGAAAATTTTTCGAGAGTAAATTCAGCTTTTGAATAATCAATTACTTTACTCGATCCGTCTTCAAATTTACAAGTCCCTGAGCTTAGTTGGTGAACTTTTTGCATCAATTTTACTCCAGTATCTCCGAGAATAACCTGGCCGTCGGTATTTTTAACAACTAAGTCTCTTTTTAATCGTTTTATAACTTCATAAGTTATCGGTTGCATTTCACATTCTAAAATCATTTCATTAACTGAGGTTGTGAAACCCGCTTGAGCCTGAGTAAAAGTCAATAAATAGTTTTGAATGACTCTTTTTATTAATGACTCTTTTGCCTGGCTGTAATCTTTTATAATTGCATAGCCTAAGCGTTTTTCTTTTACGTCCACATAATCGACAGCCCACTTGTAAAAGTTAGTATATTGTTTAAAAGGCGAATAATCCGAAACCCAAAATTGATTAAACCATTGCGAATGACTCTCTGGCGTTGGCGTTCCTGACAAAAATATCATTGGGAGTTTTGAATAACGTTTTTTAAATAGCTGAGCGACTTTATTCGGCTTTGGGAAAGCTCCATATTTGTGATTCTCATCCGAAACGACTAAGTCAAAATCGGTATCCTCAATTTTATGTAAACTTTGATCGTTTATTATTACAATTTCAAACTCATAACCAAAATTAAAATGATCTCGCTCGATGCTGGAGATAGCTTTTTTCTTAGTTACAAATAATACCTTTTTAGCTCCAAATAGTTTACAAGTTTCCAACGCAATAGCTGTTTTGCCTGTGCGGACTTCGCAGCAATAGTAAACTATTTTTTTATGTCTTAAAATTTCAACTCCTTCGTTAGCTAATTTTGTCTGATATTCTCTAAGTTTTAGCATAATTAAAAAGCTAAGTCGTTTTCGTCTTCAACCTCTGTAATAAATCCGTTAATCGAAAATTTACGAATACCTCCGTTTGTAGTGTCTTCTCGTTTCCATTGCTTAAATTCAAAGTAAGTACCCAACCAACGTCCAAACCAACTGACATTCATATTTCGAGGCATCTCTCTAGATCCGTCGGCATACGATTGCATTATCTCCTTAGTAGTATAAAAATAATCGTTTTTCCATAAATATTCATTCTCACAAAAGTCATAAAAATCCTCGCAAGTGTTTGCAATTAATTTCTTTGTTTTACCGGTTTTAAGTTCTGAGTATATCAAACCATTTTTAAAATACTTTTGAATGTTTGAAATCATATAATTAAAAAATGCGTTCCACTCAGACTCATTCCAACCGTCAAAAAACATTTTACCAAACTCGTTAACCGGTTTATATTTTTTTGAGTAGTGTCTAAATAATTCGATTTCAATTTTTCTAGCATCGTGCGAGTCTCCAACTCCGGATAAAATATAATTTGAAGTAAATAAAATTTTTGGACTTTTATAAAATGGTATTTCAATCGGTTGCAAGTTCTTTTTGTTTAAAGTCAAGTTTCCTGTTATTATACTAAATAACGTTTCAAATTTAAACGAGCGCTCCATATCGTCAAAACATATAATATTATCGTCGAGGTTAATAGTTTGATATGGAAATTGACCTTTATTGTTAAATTCCTTTCCGTTTAAAGTTACCATTTTACGCAAATGTCCGAGAGCTTTTGATATTAAAGTTTTACCAGTTCGTCCGCTTGGGTTGTCATTTAAAGTCTCATCGTAGTAAACAATCGCCAATCCCTCGTCTTGTTTTTTATAGGTATTTAATAAGTAACCGATTGAGGTTTCAAGCGCTATTTTTCTGCTCTGATCCTGGTTGGAGATATTTAAAATAAAAGTTTCAAAATCGGACTTGTCTTGAGTGATTTTAAAATTATAGTCTATTATGTTTTTTTGCCAAACAAAGCCTCCGATATTAATGTAATCGATAAAATTAACCGAGTCAATTTTTACCTCAACGACTTTATTTTTAAAAAATAAATAAGACGTTTCGGCTGAGTCTCGGATCATTGTTAATTCCTTTGTGTCGAGTTGGTTTAAATATCCCTCTGTAAATTTTGTCGTTGACTTAGCAAAGAAATTATAGACTTGCATATCTACCTCAATAACGTGATTAAGTACAAAATCTTTAATTTGAACCTCGTTGACCTCGTTTATAATATTATTGTAAACTTTGACAAAAGTAAACTCTTTGTCATTTAGTTGGACTTTATAAAACCCTCGATTTTCTAAAAACAATTTGAATTTGTAATCGTTTAAAGATAGTTTTCCATTTTTGTCGGTGTCCCAAAAAACCAAAAAATCGTCCTCAAAATCGAAATCGATTAACTCCTCAATATCTGTATCCGTTAATCCGTCTTTGCGAAATTGTTTTTTGGCTTTTTGCACCCCCTTTTTTAGTATGTCCTGAGCCTCCCTGATTTTATTATCGTCAACCAAAGTAAGGCTGTCAAACTCGCTCGTATTTTTATAAGCGCTTTTTACAATTGTCTCAAGTTCCGAGTCAGTTAATCCGGCTGAATAGAAATTTTTAAACATTCCAATCGCCTCGTCCATTGGAAGTCCGGCTCTGTTTAAACCGGATCCCAATTTAAAAAGATTATTATTTCTCTCTCCAGCGTTTAAAGTAAATTTTTTATTAAACCATTTTATAATTACGTCAACCTTTTTTGAGGTGTCGTTAATTTGAAAGTGAGTTGGATAATTATTTTTGCGAGTTATCTCTGTAAACTCGTTTTTTAAAATCCAAACTTTTGAATTATGGTTAATAAACAAGTCAGGATCAAAACTCTCATAACAAACTCGAGATATATCTTTTGTCTTTGTATCTAGGTTTGTGTCAAAAGTTTCGCAAAGAGCCTCATAATATTTTTTATGATTTTGAATTTCGGCTGGTATTTTTACGATTGCCTTAACTCCGTTTCCTGACGGACTTATAAAAGCGCTATAAATATACTCGTTATCCTGTAAACTATCTCTTAAACAAATTGCATCGTCCACGTCGTCAAAATCCAAACACGCAAATCCGGAATGAGTAACGCAATTTTTTGCAGCTCGTCGAGAAAATTCACCACTAAAACAAACGGACTTTAATTTTCCTTTCGCCTGGTTGCGTTTCTCTTTGTCATTTATCAATCGTAAAGACTCAATTTTATCTTTATTACTTCCGTCTTTAAAAGATAATAGTACATTGTCAATCTCATCAAAAAATGGATTTTCAACTTCTGTGATTTTTGAAAATATTGTTATCATAATTACTTTGCTGTTCCGTTAAATTTATAATAGTAAATGTCATTTTTTTTAGTCATAAAATCTAAAATGACAACTCCAAAATCGTCGTAGTCTGGAGTCAAAGTTAACGGGATGCAATTATCGACATCAATCGATTTTAATAATTCGTTGTAAGCGCTCGAGTGAATAAGTTTTGAGCTAAAAGTTTTGGAGTCTAAGTCATCAAATACGTTCTCCATTTCGTATTTGTTTGTGATAAATAATTTCATAAATAAATAAATTTAAAAAGGGATAAATCCACCAACTTCGACACTGGTTTCATTATCCCTTAGTAATAATGTTTTCTTTGATTGTCGAAGTGGTACAAATATATAAATTTATTTTTAATAAACTAACTTTTTTTAATATTTTTTTTAAAAACAGCATAATACACTTAAAAGACAGCATTTCATTTTTTTGCTGTTGTACTGATAGCGTGGCTTTACATTACATTTTGACTATAAAAAACAGCAAAACAGCATTTTTTTACTTTTTGCCGAAAAATATTTTTTTTTTATCTTTTATAAAATATATATATAAGAGAGGCGTTTTTTTGTGTTTTGCTGTTTTGCTGTTTTGAGCAAAAAAAAGGCTTACATTTCTGTAAACCTTAATTCCGACCTGGGACACCCAAATCCAATTATTAACCAACAATAATCTAAAAGTCCAAATCGTCGTCCTCGATAACCTCATCGCTCTCAATTGGAGCGATTGCATCAATTGGCTCAGCCTTTGCCAAATAAGTTTTTAAATATGCCTCCAATACATTATAAGCCTCATCGGCTAAGTCAGCCTCCGACTCGCTTAATGACTTATCAAACGCAAAACCTGGCGTCGTATATTTAACAGCTCCCTTTTTGCCGTCAATTGCTTTGTCAACGACAACCCACTCGTCCGTTAAACGTGAGCGAGTCTTTGCTGTAAAATCTCCGTAACTTTGGCACGCTGCTCCCTTAAGTTGTAAATTAGCGATTGATCCGTCTTCGAGCATACAATAGACGCTCTTAACATAATGACCTCCGGCCGCCTTAATTTTCTCTTTAATGTCTTTGTAGAGTCCCTTAGCGATTTCATTTCCTTTGAATGGTTTGACAACCATTTCGTCACGTGAGATAAATTTTACCTCGTTGGAATTGATTTGACTCGAGCTTGCGTCGTTCCAACCTTTGACCGTGTGTAATTCGTCAAGGACTAAAAATTTAAAAGGTAACTGGATTGACACGTTTGCCGAAGTTTCACGATCGTAAAAGCTAAAACATTTGTCATTTGATTTCCACTCAATAAATTTAGTTGAGGGATTTGTTTGTGGTTGTGAAAACGCTTGTTTTCTGTTTGAAATTGTACTCATAATTTTATTTATTTATGGTCTGAAATTAAGATGCTCAAACCTTGCATCGGTATTATGATAACGCTAAATTATATAATTTTTTTTAATTAACAAAATTTTTCTGTATAAATTATTTACTCTTTCGGAATTAATACCTCTTTTATAGTAAAAATTAATAACTCTTTTGATCCTGGTTAACTCGCTTTGCTTACTCATAAACCTCCTCCAAATCTAAATAACGATATGTATTTGTAAACTTGCCCCAATTTACTAAAACTGGAAGTCCCGAAGTTCGCCTTTCATTTTGTAACTCGTTTCCGATTTCAACTATAACTCCGATTTTGTCGGTTGGATTGTGTCTGTCTGGCTCTATTGCAAAAATACTCGTTTGTTTTAATCTTACTTTTTGACCTATTCTCATTTTTATTAAAATTTTAGTGATATTGAATTTTTGCGAGGAGTTGTTCCCACTTTGGGAACGTCGTTTCCGTATGCGTCAATTATTGTCTGCTTTTGTGCTAGTTTTAATAATTCAACCCTTGCATCCAGGTCGGCTTTTAATTGGCAATAAATCGGATCGTCTGAGTAGTCAATAGTATTGCCTCCATTTGTCGGTGTGAACTCAACCCCGTAGCAATTATATTTCTCCTCTGGTAGGTGTTTTCTCATTTCGCTATCGGCTGAGTTAATGACCTCTTT